TGTTAGTATAGCTTTTGTACTTAGCAAAGCATTCCATACTTTCAAACTTATCTTTGAATGTATTATACACATCATCATGATTATACTTCCAGGTTTGACCTTTCTTGTTTGTGAATGTGATTGTGACATTCTTACCTACTAATGATTTTCTGATAACAAATCTTTTGGTTTCCATAATAATTAATTTAAGTTGGTTATTTATTAATTTAAATTCTTATATATTATATATTTGAGGTCGTATTGGTTATATATTTTTTGCCGCGTTGGTATGCTATACACAGCGGCCGCGCTTGCGGCGCACTATATAATAGTTTAGTTGTATCGTATCGGCCATATACTTTTGCCCAGGAAAAACCCAAAAAATTCTACGGCTATGGCTGGGCTAGGGGGCCCGTGGGCTTTTTAAAACCGTTTTCCGTTTAGGGGGGAGGGGCCCCGGGGGCGGGGGGCAACACAAAACACCAATACATCTAAACAATGAAAAAAATAATACTAATATTCTTCGGTTGGGTATCAATCATAACAACAATAGTTATACATGTGTTAGTTATCCTAACACTTATAAAATTATTTATGTGACATAAGCCTTATAGATAGCTTAATAACAGGCTATTGTCACATTTAAATGTTTTATTCACCATGTGATATATATACCATGAAACAAAAATTATCTCCGGCCGCTAAAGCGGCTAAGGCTGTAAGAGACAAAAAGACTGCTATGACTCCAGCTAGGAGGAAGAAGAAAGCTGAGAACCAGAGAAAGCGTAGAGCTGCTGTTAAAGCTGGGAAGAACATTAATGGTAAGGACTACGATCATAAAGATGGTAAGTTCAAGAGTGTTAAAGCCAATAGAGGTAACGACGGTAAAGGAACTAAACGAGAAAGTAAAAGAAAGTAACAATGCAGACAGAAACTATCATTTCTTTGGTAGTTGGTTTAGTTGGTGCTTTAGGTCTTAAAGAAGGTTGGAACATCTGGAAAAAGAAAATAGACAACTCTACTCAAATTAAATCTGAAATACGAAAAGATAACAAGCAACGGATTAAAGAGCTAGAGAGCCAGGTAAATGAGCTTCGTGAAAGAATAGAAAAATTATTAATAGAGAACGCGGATATGAAAGCCCATGTTGCGCGTCTTGAAGAAAGAATATTGTTAACTGCAAAAAATAGAGTTAAAAGCCGTGGTGAAGATGAGTAACGATGCATTATCTTCGCCATTATAAAAACCTAGCATCGAAACCTTAAAACCAATTATTATGACAACTTATTATTGGACAAGATCTTGGTCTAATGGAACAAACCAAGATAAAGTAGAAACCCATACCATTGAATTGTGGGAGAGATTAACAGAAAAAAAGAATTGGCGTATTGTTCAACTCGCAAATGGTTACTTCCAGACAGAGTTTCAAAACGCTGATGAGCGCTATGGTCCAGTCGATGAATGGAAACCTATCACACGTCGTGAGACGCTAGAGGGCGCTGAAGCTGCCATTGATGGTAGCATCGAGCATTATGAGAAAAAACTTGAGTTCGCTAAAGGACCAAAAGTGGTTAAGACCTTCGAGTAATGTATATATTATGAGGGTGGGGAAACCCACCTTCATTTTTTATTTAAAACAATTTAATTTAATATAATGAATTATAATCATCCAAGTGAAATTGTCAAAGACCTGACCTTTGGCCAAGACGCTAGAAATAAAATCTTGTCAGGTGTAGATAAACTCTACAAAGCAGTTAAATCAACATTAGGTGCATCTGGTAAAACAGTTATTTATGAAGATGCACTTGGTCAGCCTGTTATAACTAAAGACGGTGTAACTGTAGCACAAAGTGTTGTTCTATTAGATCCAGTTGAAAACATGGGTGCTACATTAATTAAGCAGGCTGCACAAAATACGGTACGAGAAGCTGGTGACGGTACAACAACGTCAACTGTCCTCGCCCACGCGCTCTTGTCAGAGGTTTATAATTACTCTGGTGAAAGTGACATTAGGTCAATAAAGCGTGGCATAGATGTTGCGTACGAGAAAGTAGTTAAGTATCTTGATAAGGTCAAGATCGATGTGGATAAGAAACTACTTGAGCATGTCGCAAAGATCAGTACAAACAATGATCAAGAGCTTGGCTCAATCATTGGCGAGGCGTTTAATAAGGTCGGTAAACACGGCGTTGTTCTACTCGAAGATTCTGGTACCAACGAAACTTATATAGATGTTATTGACGGAGCACAAATAGAGTGTGGGTTAAAGTCTCAGCATCTAATTACAGATAAAGAATCTGGTAAGGCTATTTTAGATAATCCTTACATACTTATTATGGGTTCACCTGTACCTAACGTGAGAAAAATACAAAACGTATTAGAACATGTTATTAAGCAGGGTAGATCATTATTGATTGTTGGTACAGTAGAGCAGCAGCCAATGGCAGCTTTGCTAGCTAATAAGGTTAAAGGCAATATTAAAGTAAATATCATTGATGCTCCAGGATTTGGTAACACTAGACCAGACACGTTAGAAGATCTAGCTATTATGACCGGGGCTAGAGTTATTAACGAAGAGCTTGGTGATGATATTGATTTTATTAGTCCAGAAGACTTAGGTGAAGCACAAAAGGTTATTACAGACGATCGTAAAACGGTTATCACGCTCAACCCTATGACTGATAAACTCAATGAGCGCATCGAACATGTACAGAATCTAATTAATAATGAAAGAGATAATCCGTTTATTAAGAAAAAACTTGAAGAGCGCTTGGCTTTACTTACTGGTAGTGTTGCTGTGGTATATGTTGGTGCTGATTCGCAAGTCGAGCTTAAAGAAAAGCGTGATCGCGTGGAAGACGCTATATACGCTACAAAAGCTGCACTACAAGAAGGTATTGTACCAGGCGGGGGTATTGCTTTATTAAATGCCGCTCATAAGATTAGGGTTAAAAATTCCACCGATGGTGAAAAACTATTGCTAAATGCAATATGTAAACCGTGGGAGGTTATATTAGATAATGCTGGATTCACGGCAAGTGATATGGATGCAAGAGCTGGTTGGGGTCTAGATGTATCAACTGGTAAAAATGTAAACATGTTAAAGACCGGAATTATAGATCCCGTGTTAGTAACAAAGACAGCACTTAAAAATGCTATTTCTGTAACTAAGACTATAATTTCATCAGATTGTGTAATATCTAATATAAGAGTAGAAAATGCAAGCAATTAATTTTTATATAATAGTAGATAAGTTGAAAGTTGCCCCTTCAGTTGTTGGAGGGCTTGAATTAACTGAATCGCAAAATAAAGACGTTAGGTATTTAAAAGGTAAGGTAATAAGTGTCGGTTCTCAAGTTATTGGTATTAATAACGACGATATAGTGTGGTATGATAAACACGCTGGACATGGTATAGAAATCGACGGGCACTTATATAAAGTTATTAAAAATACAGACGTTGTCATTGTAGAATGAGGATAACTGGACTCGATCTTAAAGAAGCTGGTATCCTTAAATATTATAGGTTAGTTCGTAAGTGGGCTAGAAGAACCTATGAAATGCAAGAGGCTGATATTGAACTACTTATATACTTAGACTCTCTAAACTATTTTACTCGCAAACAATTTATGGATGGTGAGTACATATATTCTTGGGATAAACATCGCTGGGAGCGATTAAGAAGCCAAGGTTGGATTGATGTTTGGAGAGAGCGTAATCGTAGAGACGCAAAGTATGCCGTATATAAAGCATCATTTAAGTGTAAACAAATGATTGCTCGCATATATAAAATATTAGCCGGTGAAGAAGATTTACCAACATCTGAAAGAAACACATTTTATAAAAATAAATCATATACTGATAAGGTATTTAACAAAGCCATTGACGATATGATTAAAGATCCAGATAGATAATGCCAAAAATTAATACATATGCCTTAGATGGAACTGTTACTAATAACGATAAGGTTATTGGTACAGATAGCGCTACTGGTGAAACAAGAAATTATTTAGTAAGTGATATTGTTGATTTAGCAAATAATAGTTATGATACTTTTATTGAATTAAATGATACTCCATCTGATTATACTGGGTCTGGTGGTTTCTTTGCTATAGTGAATGATAGTGAAACGGCCATAGAGTTTATAGAAAACCCCTCGGCTGGATACATTGACCTTGGATACATAGCGTTCGATCCACTTGTTTCTCCAGAGCCAAGCGATATTGGTAACATGTGGTGGAGCTCTGATCATGAGACAGTTTATTTACAACTTGACTCAGGTGAAAAAATGCGTGTTGGCCAAGATCACTATATTAGAGTTATTGCTGGCGTTAATATAATAAAAGGAGATGTTTTAAAGTTTACTGGAGCAAGTGGCGATACAATAATCGCTGGCTTAGCAGATGGTTCTTCTGATGAACCATACACATTAATAGGTGTAGCCGCTGAAGATATACCATCTGGCGAGTCTGGCTTTGTAATACAATTTGGAAGTGTTGATCAATTTAACACTGAGGATCCAGGTTGGACCGAAGGTCAACTTTTATATGTTAATCCATCAGACGCTGGTAAATTAACAAACTCCCCACCAAGCCCTCCAAATTGGACATTCCCAATCGCGGCTGTAACAAGAGAGGGTAATGGTTCTTCTGGTCGTATCCTTGTTAGAGCAATACCTGGCCTTCATCTTCATGATATTATTGATGTTAGAATAAGTGATATATCTGATAATGATATATTACAATATGACGCAGATACTGGTCTTTGGTTAAACACACCTGGTGGTAATATAACAGAAAGTACATCTAGCGTACTTACCATCACTGGCGGTACTAACGCTGTACTTGGTTCTGGTACAACAATAGAAGTTAGTCTAGCAACAACATCTACCAACGGTTATTTAAGTTCAACTGATTGGAATACGTTTAATAACAAGTTAAGTAATGTAATAGAAGATACCACGCCACAACTAGGTGGTACACTAGATGCTAACACACAAAACATTACAACTGTTAGAAAAATAGATGCAGCTCAATTCCAAGCAATAACAAATACACTAACAGCTGGTACTATAACTTGGAACACAGCAAATGGCACATATGCCGCACTTAAGCTTACTTCAAATAGTACCCTTCAAATAGCTAACCTAGGTATCGGAACACCAGCTGTTCTTCAAGTAGAACAAGATTCAACAACGCCAGGATTTAACATAACAGCTTATGGTGTAAGTGGTGGTGGTGGAACGGTTAAATGGCCAGGCGGTTCTGTTCCAACTATTACGGCTGCTGTAGATTCAATCGATATAATTACGTTTATATCTGATGGCACAGATATTTATGCCTCAATAGTACAAGATTTACAATAATATGTTTTTAGCACTAACAGGATTTTTAACACCACAGTCTTCTGGATTTGAATTTGGTAACGCATTATCATTTGATGGAGTAAATGACGATGTAACATTCACAAGTAGTGTTGATAAACCAGCACTAACATCTGGATTTTCTTTTTCAATGTGGGTTAGATTTGATTCAGCTTTGGTAAATGAATGGATTTTAGGGTCTAGTACATATGCAAACAATTGGTTTAGAATTGACTCATCACTAGTCCTTTTCCGTAGTGCATCAGGTGGTTCCACAACTACTCTTTGGTCTGTTCCAGCGTTTTCAACGGAAACTTGGTATCATATAGCGGTTAGCTTGGTTAATGGAGTTAATGAGTTATGGATTAACGGAACAAAATACACAGGTGATACTGATAACCACGACAACCAGAATTTATCGTTTGATAAAATTGGTGTAGCTAGTGGTTCATCTTATGGACAATTTGTAATTGACGAATTTGCTATGCAATCAGGCGCAGGATTATCTCAAGCAGATGTTGATGCATTATATAACAGCGGTGCTGGAGCATTTGCAACAGATGTGATAATACCTGATGTTTACTATAGATTTAATGAATCAGAGCCATCAGCAACAACGGCTGATTCGAGCGGAAACTTAAATAAAGGTACGGTAACAGGAGCAATATTTGTATCACATTGATTATGAGAAACTACGGATATATAATTGATAATAGCTATTTACCACAAGCAGATGATGATGTGTGGAACTTTAATAGATATAATGCTGATGGGACTACAACTGAATATACAGGCATTGAGACAAGTCGAACTATCACATCTAATAAAGTAGTTATTATTGGAGATAACATAAGTATGAGGACTTGGATTATGGAACATTCACCACAAGAAGAATATTAATACAAAGCAGAATATCAGAACATAAATTATAAATATGAGCAAAGTATCAATATCTTCGCCACGCGTTTTGGCTAAACCAAAAAGACCTGGTGTGCATGCTAAGACAAAATCAAGTAAAATAAAAACTTCTAAAAACTATAAAAAGAAATATAGAGGTCAAGGTAAATAATTTAATAATATGAAATCTTATAAAAAAATGAAAACTAGTAAAATTAAAGACGAAGAACTTACTGCATTGCAATCTAAATTAAGTGAAATGAACGATGTAAAGCGTCGCGTTGGAGATATTGAAATTCAAAAGCACGCGCTGCAGCATCATTTTGTTATTTTGGAAAGAGAATTTCAAGCACTTCAAGATGATCTTAGGAAAGAATATGGCGATGTAAGTATCAACATCAATGATGGATCAATTAAGGAGGTTGAAAATGAAATTAATACGTAAAATTAGCATAGGCAAAGAATATAAAGATAATGCCATGCATTACTCTATTGGCCAAGAGGTTTATGGAGGTCACGTTATTTGTGACATTGTAGAAGAACACGACAAGTACTGTGTTTTTATAAAAGAAGGTGATGATATAAAGCCTTGGAAAGATTTTAATAAAAACATGGGTATTGCAATAGAATATAATTTAGAATATTAATGCACGCTATATTTGATTATATTGTTTCGCCAATTAACGCTCGTTATAACAATGAAGTAAAAGTTGGTGATAAAGAACTAATAGTCAATACAGAGATATTTAATCATCAATTTATAAATAGAGAGGCTGAAGTTATATGTACTCCAATCGCAGCACCAACACCTGTTAAAGTAGGTGATACCGTTTTAATACATCACAATGTATTTAGAAGATGGCACGATGTAAGGGGTATTGAAAAAAACAGTGCTAGTTATATATCTGAAGATAAATATTCTTGTACGCCTGATCAAGTTTATGCTTATAAAAGAAATGATACTTGGCAAGCACTACCAGGATATTGTTTTGTAAAACCAATAAAGAACACAGATAAGTTTACTATTTCAGGTGAAAATGAACTTATTGGTTTCTTATTGTATGACAACAAGCAATTAAATGAACTTGGCGTTAAAGCCGGTGACTTAGTTGGTATAAGTAAGTTTAGCCAGTTTGAATTTGTTATAGACGGGCATAGAGTATACAGAGCAAAAACCAATGATATTTCAATTAAATATGAATACACGGGAGACCAGGAAGAATATAATCCAAGCTGGGCGAGTGGCGGTTGAAGAGTTAATTAAAGTTGCTCAAGAACCTATTGTCGATACAGATGAAGATGTTTCAGCTGATAGACTTAAAAATGCAGCAGCTACAAAGAAACTAGCAATATTTGATGCTTTTGAAATACTTCAACGCATTGAAGAAGAAGATGCTAATCTCGATGGTAAGCCAAAAGAAGAGGTTAAAGAAGAGAAAACATTTAAAGGTTTTGCAGAAAGAAGATCTAAAAAATAATGTACGAGCAAACCTTATATAGAATCATTGAACCAGTCAACCAGAATAAGTTGCATAGGTACAACAAAGCTAAGCGTTGGGAATATGGTTACAATGAAGAAGAAGATATAGTTGTTATTAGTACGACTGGGCAAATAGGTGATATATATGAGATACAAAATCTTAAAATAGCGTTACCAAAAGCACCAAGTAAAATACACTCTAGATCTACCAAAAAAGAAGAACAATATTGGGATCGACTTGATAAACCAAAAGAGTTTGATAAAATCAAAACAATATTTGATTGGAAAGACTATCCGCAAGAGTTTAAAAACAAATTTGTAGATTATATAGACGAAGAATTTGAAAGAAGAGAAGCTGGATTTTGGTTTAAGAACAATGGTGTAGATACTTATATAACAGGTTCGCATTACATGTATCTGCAGTGGACTAAAATTGATGTTGGAGAGGCTGAATTTAGAGAATCAAATAGATTATTCTTTATATTCTGGGAAGCGTGTAAAGCAGACAAAAGATCTTATGGTATGTGCTATTTAAAAAATAGACGTTCTGGTTTTTCTTTTATGTCTGCGTCAGAAACAGTTAATCTTGCTACTATATCAAGTGATAAAAGATTTGGGATACTTTCTAAAACTGGACCAGATGCAAAAAAACTATTCACCGATAAGGTTGTACCTATGTCGACCAATTATCCTTTCTTCTTCAAACCTATACAAGATGGTATGGATCGACCAAAAACTGAACTTTCGTATAGAGTACCTGCATCTAAACTAACAAGAAGAAAGATAGAGTCTAAAGCTGAAGGCGAAGAACTAGAAGGTCTAGATACAACTATTGATTGGAAAAACACTGCTGATAACTCTTACGATGGTGAAAAACTAGCATTATTAGTCCATGACGAATCTGGTAAGTGGGAAAGACCTGAAAATATTTTAAATAACTGGAGAGTAACAAAAACTTGTTTACGCCTTGGTAGTAGAGTGGTTGGTAAGTGTATGATGGGAAGTACATCAAACTCGCTAGATAAAGGAGGAGAAAACTTTAAAAAGCTTTATTACGATTCAGATGTAACAAAGCGAAATGCAAACGGTCAAACAAAATCTGGTTTATATAGTTTCTTTATTCCAATGGAGTGGAACTATGAAGGCTTTATGGATAAACACGGTATGCCAGTTTTTGAAACACCAGATGAACCAATAATGTCAAATTATGGCGATCGTATTACGATGGGTATAATTGATTATTGGAATAATGAAGCAGAGGCACTTAAGGATGATCAAGACGCGTTGAATGAATTTTATCGACAGTTTCCTCGCACAGAAGATCATGCGTTCAGAGATGAAGCTAAAAACAGTTTGTTTAACTTAAGTAAAATATATGCTCAAATAGATTTCAATGGTGATCCATATAAATCAACGTTAATAACAAAAGGTAGATTTCAATGGCGTGATGGAATAAAAGATACTGTTGTAGAATTTGTTCCAGATCAAAACGGAAGATTTAGTGTTACCTGGATTCCAAGTAGAAATTTACAAAACAATGTAATTACTAAGAATGGAATTAAATATCCGGGTAATGAGCACATTGGATGCTTTGGGTGTGACCCATATGATATATCTGGAACAGTAGATAAAAAAGGATCTAAAGGATCACTTCATGGAAAAACAAAATTCTCTATGGAGGATGTTCCACCGGAGCATTTCTTTTTAGAATATATAGCTAGACCACAAACCGCTGAAATATTTTTTGAAGACGTATTAATGGCGTTAGTATTTTATGGTATGCCATTACTTGCGGAAAATAACAAACCAAGACTTTTATATTATTTAAAAAGAAGAGGTTATAGAGGTTTTTCAATGACAAGACCTGATAAGGTTTGGAATAAACTCTCTGTAACTGAAAAAGAGATTGGAGGAATACCAAACTCTAGTGAAGACATTAAACAAGCTCATGCTGCGGCTATAGAATCTTATATAGATCAATATGTAGGTGAAAAACAGACAGATATGGGTGATATGTATTTTAATAAAACACTTAACGACTGGTCTAGATTTGACATCAACAAAAGAACTATGTTTGATGCCACTATTAGCTCAGGCTTGGCAATAATGGGTTGTAACAGAAACATGTACAAACCCGTGCCAGATAAAAAAAATATATCAATTAATCTAGGTTTAAAAAGATACGATAACTCTGGATATAGTTCAAAAATAATAGAATAAATGGAGCAAACTCAACCAAAAGGCTTATTTCCAAGTCACACAGTTCTTGATGTGGAAAAGTCTAGTTATGATTACGGCTTGCAAGTTGCAAGAGCGATTGAATCAGAGTGGTTTAAAAAAGACGCTGGTGCTACAAAGTATTATGCGTCAAAAGATAATTTTCATAGACTAAGACTATATGCAAGAGGTGAGCAGTCTGTACAAAAGTATAAAGATGAATTATCTATTAATGGCGATTTGTCGTATTTAAACTTAGATTGGCGACCAGTGCCAATTATCCCTAAATTTGTTGATATTGTAGTTAACGGTATACAAGAAAGAACTTATAGTATATCTGCTTTCAGTCAAGATGAAGAATCTACTAAAAAGCGCACGACGTATATTAATAATATCATGCGCGATATGAATAATAGAAAGCTTCTTGATGAAATACAAAATCAAACAAATATTTCTCTTTATCAAACAGATCCAGAGAAACTACCTGAATCTACAGAGGAACTTTCTGTTCATATGCAGCTTGACTATAAGCCGTCTATTGAAATAGCAGAAGAAGAGGCAATCAATAATGTTTTTGAAATTAACAAATACAATCTTGTTAAAAAAAGACTTGATTATGATATTGCCACTATTGGTATGGCATGTGTTAAAAGCACATTTAATACAGCTGAAGGCATTAAAATAGAATATGTTGATCCAGCTGATATTGTATATTCATATACTGATTCTCCATACTTTGATGATTTATATTATGTAGGTGAAGTGCGTAGAATCTCAATCATGGAGCTTAAAAAGTTTTTTCCTCAATTAACTAATGAGCAAGTTAAAGAGATTGAAGATCTTCACTACTCTAATTCAATGTATAGATCTTACTCTTCTAAAGGTAGAGATGAAGATAACTTTGTTGAGGTTTTGTTTTTTGAATATAAAACATATAGAAACCAAACATATAAAATAAAGCAAACAGCTAGCGGCGCACAAAAAGCTATTGAAAAGACTGATGAATTTGATCCACCGAAAGATCAAAGATCAATGTTTGAAAAAGTCCAGAGATCTATTGAAGTGCTTTATGAAGGAGCAAAGATCATTGGTTATGACAAACTGTTGAAATGGAAGTATGCAGAGAACATGACAAGGCCAAAGTCGGACATTACTCGTGTTAACATGAGTTATGCCATCGTTGCTCCTAGAATTTATCGAGGGGTACCTGAGTCTTTAGTTTCTCGTATGACAAGTTTTGCTGATATGATTCAGCTAACACACTTGAAGTTGCAGCAGGTTTCATCTAGAGTTGTACCAGATGGTATCTATATGGATGCTGATGGTTTAGCTGAAATTGATCTTGGTAATGGAACTAACTATAGTCCACAGGAAGCTTTAAATATGTACTTCCAAACTGGTAGTGTTGTTGGTAGATCAATGACGGCAGACGGAGATATGAATCCAGGTCGTGTTCCAATTCAAGAGCTTCAGTCAGGATCTGGTGGTGGTAAAATACAAAGTCTTATTGCTTTGTATAATTACTATCTACAAATGATGCGTGATGTTACAGGTCTTAATGAAGCAAGAGATGGTAGCACACCAGATAAAAATGCATTAGTTGGTTTGCAGAAAATTGCTGCAGCAAATTCCAATACCGCTACAAGACATATTCTACAGGGAAGCTTATATCTCACATTGAAAATGGCTGAAGTTGTTTGCTTGAGATTGTCAGATGCTTTAGAATATGCAAATACTAGAAACTCTTTTATCAACTCGCTTGGTAAATTTAATGTAGCTACTTTAGATGAACTTAAAGATCTTCATTTGCATGATTTTGGTATATACATAAATCTAGCACCAGATGAAGAAGACAAGCAAAAGCTAGAAAACAATATTCAGATCGCATTACAAAGAGATCAAATATCACTAGAAGATGTTATTGATATTAGAGATATTAATAATATTAAGCTTGCAAATCAATTACTAAAACTAAGAAAGCGTAAGAAGCAAGAGGCCGATCGAAAAATGCAAATGGAAAATATCCAAGCGCAGTCACAGTCTAATGCTCAAGCAGCTCAAGCTGCCGCTGAGGCTGAAATGCAAAAAGAACAATCATTAGCACAAACCAAGGGTCAACTCTTACAATTACAAAGTCAAGTTGATATAAGCAAAATGGAAAGAGATGCTGAAATCAAAAAAGGTTTAATGCAATATCAGTTCGAACTTGACATGCAACTTAAACAGTTGGAATTACAGGTGATTAGTAATAAAGAAAGTTTAAAAGAAGATCGCAAAGACAAGAGAACTAAAATCCAAGCTAGTCAACAAAGTGAGTTGATTGATCAAAGAAAAAACAATAAACCACCAAAAGACTTTGAAGCAGAAAATAATCTGCTAAGTGGTTTTAATATTTAATTATATATTTTTTTATTATGTCTGAAGAAACAGAAAAAACAGAAGCAGTAGAGACAACTGTAGAAACAAATTCTAGCGATAAACCAATTGTTGAAAAAACAAACGATGGTTATAAGCTAGATTTCTCTAAAACAAAAGAAAATAACGATGCCGTTCAAGAGCAAAGCGCAGATGAAGGCTTGTTGGGCGATATACAACAAGGAGAAGAAACAAAACAAGATCCCAAGGTGGGATTGCAAGAAGTGGTCGAAGAAGACAAAGAAGAAACTGTCTTAGAAGAAATCACGGATACTAGTGTAGAAGATAAAACTCAAGAATTTAAAACTACACAAGAGGTTGAGGCTACGGAAGAACAAGTTGAGCAAATAAACGAAGAGCTAGATAATAATCCAGGTTTAGAGTTACCTGAAAATGTTCAAGACTTAGTTAAGTTCATGAACGAAACTGGTGGATCGTTAGAAGATTACGTTAGATTAAATGCTGATTATTCTAGCGTTGATGATAAAACTTTACTTAAAGAATACTACAAATCAAAAAAGAAAAATCTTACAGATGATGAGATTAACTTTTTGATTGAAGATAAATTTGCTTTTAATGAAGACATCGATGAAGAAGTCGATATTAAAAGGAAAAAGTTGGCGTTCAAAGAAGAAGTTGGAGAAGCAAGAGAATTTTTGAATGGTCTGAAGGATCAATATTACAAAGAGGTCAAGTTGGGCTCTAAGTTACCTCCAGAACAACAAAAAGCAATTGACTTTTTTAACAGATACAATAGCGACCAACAAAAAGTGCAAGAACTAGCACAAAAGCAAAAACAGCATTTTATTAATGAAACGAATAAAATTTTCAATGAAGATTTCAAAGGTTTTGATTTCAATGTCGGAGAAAAGAAATTTCGTTATAATGTAAAAGATGCTGAATCAGTTAGAAAGCAGCAGGGTGACTTGTTAAATGTATTTGGTAAATATATTAAAGACAACATGTTACAAGATGCGGGGTCTTATCATAAGGCTTTGTTTGCTGCAAATAATCCTGATGCGATTGCTAATCACTTTTACGAACAAGGTCGAGCCGATGCTGTAAAAGGCATGACAGCTGAAGCTAAAAACATAAACATGGATGCGCGTAAAACCGCTAATGAATATGTACAAGCTGGGGGTGTTAAGGTTAGAGTTGTTGGTGGTGATTCAAGTTCAAAATTAAAAATGAAAATAAAACGCTAAAAATTAATAAAAAATGGCTTTAAATTTTGCTTTGGGTAATGCAGCTCCAGAACTTGCTGGACTTACCCCAAATAAAACCACGTTGGCTAGCAACTATGTAAACTTTAATAGTGCTACCTTCAACACGTGGGCGCAACAATACCTGCCTGAGGTTTACGAGGCAGAAGTTGAAAGATACGGAAACAGATCTGTATCATCTTTCCTTAGACTTGTAGGCGCTGAAATGCCTATGGCTTCTGATCAAATCGTTTGGTCTGAGCAAGGTCGTCTACACCAGTATATCAACGCAACGTTGGTAACTGATGGTTCTAATGTTAACGTTATCAACACTATTACTGCTCCTGTTGCTGGTGCTCACGCTATCAGAAAAGGATCTACAGTTGTTGTTCAAGATGCTGCTGGAAAATCTCAGCGAGCTCTTGTAACACTTGGTGTTGAAACTAGCACAACTCAGATCACTGTTGCTTCTTACGCAAACGCTACTGGTCTTGTAGCTGCTGGTTTGACTGCTGGTGCTGTTAAGGTTTTCGTATTCGGTACTGAATTTGGAAAAGGTACTAATGGTATGACTGAAAGCCTTGAGCCTGAAGTTAATACTTTCAGTAACAAGCCAATCATCCTTAAGGATAAGTTTGAAGTTTCAGGATCTGATGCTTCTCAAATTGGTTGGATTGAAGTTTCTGGAGAATCTGGACAGTCTGGATACTTGTGGTACATGAAAGCAGAAGGTGATGCTCGTACTCGTTTCGAGGATTACATTGAAATGGCAATGTGTGAAGCACAAGAAAGAGTGGCAAGTCACGCTGGATTTACAGGTGATTTTGCTAACGCTACTGGTTCTCAAGGTCTTTTTGAGGCTCTTGATGCTCGTGGTATTGAGTTTGAAGATTTGTCTGACATCGGTGTTTCTGGTTCTGATTTTGAAGGAGATGTTGATCTTATCATTCAAGAGCT